GTGCGGCCAGTACGATTGATGCAACGGCCATTGGCGCAACAACACCAGACACCGGTGCATTTACCACTCTGTCAGCTACAGGCGTGACAACTGTACAGGCTGGAACAGCAGCACTTCCCGCTATCACTACATCAGGCGACACAAACACAGGCATCTTCTTCCCCGCTGCTGACACCATTGCTTTTGCTGAAGGCGGTGCGGAGGCTATGCGTATCGACTCCGGCTCCAACGTGCTGGTGGGGCAAACTGCTCAAACAAGCTCAGAAAAATTTGGTGTTACGCAATCAGCTACAGGCTCTAGTGCAGTAAGGTTTTATGCCTCAAGCGCAAGCTATGTCAACAACATTGTCGAAATAAGCTGCGCTCGGTCTGGGGCAACTACTGAATACAATGCTTTTTGTGTGTTTGATAATAACACCACACTTCAGATGTTGATTCGGCCTAATGGCAATTTGCTTAATTCAAATAACAGCTACGGTTCTTTGTCTGATGTCAGCCTTAAAGAAAACATTGTTGACGCTACGCCTAAACTTGATGACTTGATGCAAGTCAAGGTTCGCAATTACAACCTTAAAGACGATGTAAACAAAACTAAACAGATTGGTGTAGTCGCTCAAGAATTGGAAACAGTTTTCCCTGGAATGATTGAAACAGATGGGGACGGAATTAAAGCCGTAAAGTACAGCGTGTTTGTTCCCATCATGTTAAAAGCCATCCAAGAACAGCAAGCCCTCATCACTTCCCTGACAGCCCGTATTGCGGCGCTGGAGGCATAAATGGAATTCCAGTCATTATTCAATTTTGTTGGTGGCGCAATCCTAGTCGCCGTTGGATGGTGGTGCAAGGAAATATGGAATTCTGTGAAGTCTCTAAAAGAAGACATCCAGGCAATTCAAGTTGACTTGCCAAAGAACTACGTTACCAAGAAAGACATTGAGAATCGGTTTGACAGGATCGACGCGACCCTAGAGCGATTGTTCGACCGGCTGGACTCCAAGGCCGACAAGTGATTTCTCTGCTTGCCTCGGCTGAAAGCCCGTGGCCTGGAACAGAAACAAAGATAGTTTTGGTTTGTCGTATTCCTAAACGAGAAGAGGACAAGAAGATGGGTGCTAACGAATTCATGGACAAAGACGGACGCATCTGCCGATGGGTAGTTGTGAACAAGAAATGATTGATCCGTTTACGGCCTTTGCTATTGCCCAGGGTGCGGTGGCAGGCATAAAAAAGCGGTAGCCCTTGGTAAAGATATACACGGCCTATACAAAGAATTCAGCAGTTTCTATCAAGCGGCAGACACAGTACACCTAGCAAGCAGCAAGGCCAGGATTGCGTCAATAGGAAAGACGAATGCACAGATCAGTTCTGAGGCTCTCCAGATTGCACTGGCGTCAAAGGCACTGAGAGAGCATGAGAAGGAGCTAAAGGACATCCTCTTCTATAGTGGCAATGCTCCGGTCTGGGAAGAGATGATGGCAGAGCGCACCAGGATGATTAAAGAGCGCAACACGATGGAGAGAGAAGAGTCGGAAAGAAAGCAGAAGGACAAGGAAGCAAAAGTGGCAATCATTATGAACACACTCTGGATTTCAGGCGCATCCGCTATCGTTGTCCCACTGGTGAGCATCACGTTTAACGTAATTATGAACAGGGGTTTCTGATGATTCCAATACTTGGCGCACTACTCGGCACTCTTGCGGAAAGCGGATTGGGGCTTCTGTCCTCCGCTATCCAGGCCAAAGGCAAGGAGGTGGTAGAGAACACTCTTGGCGTGAAGATTCCCGATAACCCCACACCGGCTGACGTTGAGAAGCTGCGCGAGTTGCAGTACGACCACGAGGAGCGCTTGATTGAGTTGGGCATTGAGAAGGCCAAGCTGGAGATGGCTGAACTGGAGCTGTACGCAAAAGCGGCACAGGCTGACGCCAACAACATCACAGACCGCTGGAAAGCGGATATGTCTAGCGATTCGTGGCTGTCAAAGAACATCCGGCCAATGTCGCTAATTGCCATCTTCTGCGGCTATTTCCTGTTTGCCATGATGTCGGCATACGGCTACAACGCCAACGAATCCTATGTGACCCTGCTGGGTAACTGGGGAATGCTAATCATGGGTGCGTACTTTGGTGGACGTACCGTAGAGAAGCTGGCAGAGATGAGGACCAACAAATGAGCATCTTCATCCCCGTACTCTACATCTGCATGAACGGGCACTGCGAGTTCCTGCAGCAGCTTACCCACTACACCGACAGGCAGCAATGCATGGCAGCCGTACAGGAAAAGAAACAAGAATACGTCAAGATGGGCGCTAAGGTAGACGTAACCTGTATCGACCTAATTGTTCAAAAAAGGGGTTTGTATGAGTCTTAGTCGAGAACAAGCGGCTTTCCTGCTGGATTTCTGCAAGCTGGTGCAGTACGCCACAGACACAGGTTTCATGGTCACTGGAGGCGAGTTAGCGCGTACACCGGAGCAGCAGGCCATTTACTTTAAGACTGGCCGGTCTAAGACTATGAACAGCATCCACCTCAAGCGTTGCGCCGCCGACCTTAACTTTTTCAAGGATGGGAAGATTATCTGGGACAAGGCTATCCTGGCTCCGCTAGGCGCGTACTGGGAAAGCCTGCACCCGAAGAATCGCTGGGGTGGTAACTTCAAGTCTTTGGTGGACTGCCCACACTTTGAACGGAACGTATGAGCGACTACAGCGGCCAGATCACAACGCCAGCGCAGCCGAATCTCGGCAACCCTGGTGAGGTGTATGACCGCCTGTTCTTCAGCCAAACATTCAGCAACATCGGGAACTACGCCAGCCGCGTCACAAACGCGCTGGGAGCGTTATTCGGACCGCGTGGAGGCAAGTACATCAACGCACCTTATGGGGCGTTCCACGACTCCACAGACCAGGTGGCGGCAAGCACCACCGTTGCCACTGCCATCACGTTTGACACGACCGACTTTAGCAACGGGGTCACGTTATCAAACTCATCCAGATTTAACGTATCGCAATCAGGAATCTACAACGTACAGTTTTCGATTCAACTCAAAAACACCACCAACGATAGCCACGACGTAGATATATGGTTTCGCAAAAACGGCACAAATATTGACAACTCAAACAGTAGGTATCACCCACCTGCAAGGAAAAGCACTGGAGACCCGAGCCATCTGGTTGCATCGTTGAATTTCTTTACCAGTTTGGCGGCAAATGACTATGTTGAAATCATGTTCAAGGTTGACAATGTCAATGTGACGCTAGAACACTTTGCGGCCAGCGCCAGCCCGACCAGGCCAGCCGTACCGTCTGCCATCGTTACACTGTCGTTTGTCTCCAACCTATCGGTGTAATCATGGCACTCATACCCTTAAAGATTCCCCCGGGCGTTTACCGTAACGGTACAGAGTACCAGGCGATGGGCCGCTGGTACGACTCCAACTTGGTGCGCTGGTTTGAGAATACCCTGCGACCCATTGGCGGGTGGAGAAAGAAATCCACGTCTGCCGTGACGGGTAAGTGCAGAGGTCTTATCGCCTGGCGTGACAACAGCGCAGCACGTTTTGCGGCTGCCGGTACTCATACCAAGCTATTTGCCATGAACGTACTTGGAGTTTTGAAGGACATCACTCCAACAGGGTTTACATCTGGCTCTGCTGATGCTACTGGAACAACTGGATACGGCTTTTACTCATATGGTGATTTGTCCTATGGCACTGCGCGACCTGACACCGGCTCAGTGCCAGCCACCACCTGGAGCCTGGACACCTATGGCGAGTACCTGGTGGCGTGCAGCAGCACCGACGGCAAGCTGTACGAGTGGCAATTAGGGTTCGCAACACCTACGCTTGCGGCTGTCATCACCAACGCACCCACAAGCTGCGCGGCTCTGCTGGTCACCAACGAGCGCATTATCTTTGCTCTGGGCGCATCCGGTAACCCGCGTTTGGTGAAGTGGTGCGACCAGGAGAACAACACAGTCTGGACGGCGGCAGCCAATAACCAAGCGGGTGACTTTGAACTGACCACACCAGGATCTCTGAGGTGCGGCAAGCGCGTGCGGGGCGTCAACGTCCTATTCACCGATACCGACGCGCACGTTGCCAGCTACATCGGACTGCCATTTGTCTACTCATTCGAGAAGGTGGGTAGCGGGTGCGGCGTCATATCAGCGCAGGCTGTAGCGGCCATCGACACGTCCGCGATGTGGATGTCTACCGCAGGCTTTTGGTCCTACGACGGTTTCGTTAAGCCCATGCAGTGCGAAGTTGGAGATTACATATTCAACAATATCAACTACGCCCAAGCATCCAAGGTCTACGCCGTCCACAACTCAGCATTCGGTGAGGTCACATGGATGTACCCGTCGCTGTCCTCTACTGAAAATGACAGTTATGTCACCTACAACTACCGAGAAGGTACTTGGTATTTTGGACTGATGGCGCGTACCGCTGGGACAGATCGAGGCGTATTCGTTAACCCTATGATGGTTGGGACTGACGGGTTCATCTACGACCATGAGGTTGGCTACACCTACGACTCGGTGGCTCCCTACGCGGAGTCAGGACCGATTGAGTTGGGCAACGGCGACAACGTCATGGCCGTGAGGTCTGTAATCCCTGACGAGCAGAGTCTGGGCGAGGTCGCCATCTCATTCACGGCCAGGCTGTATCCGACATCGGCAGAGACAAGCCACGGACCGTTCAGCGCCAAGGCGCCAACCGACGCCAGGTTCTCAGGTCGAAGTGTCAAGATGAAAGTCACCGGAAATGTCCTGGAAGATTGGCGAGTCGGCGTGATGCGGCTGGAGGCTACATCGGCAGGGAAACGGTAATGGAGGATTTCTGGCGGTTGGCACAACACATCCAAGCCGCCTTAGAATACTCGGAAGGCACTCACACCATTGAAGATGTTGCGCAGGGTGTAGAGGTAGGACGGTTTCAGCTATGGCCTGGGATCAATAGCGCAGTCATTACGGAAATCATTGTCTATCCGCGACTCAAGAATCTGCACTATTTTCTTGCTGGCGGCGACCTCGATGAACTCCAACTGATGCGACCACATATCGAATCTTGGGGAAGGCAGATTGGTTGCACGCGAGTTACCTTGGCTGGCCGTAAGGGTTGGGCAAGGACATTTTTGCAAGATGAGGGATACGCCCCGAAGTGGCATATTCTGAGCAAGGAGTTGTGATATGAGCCTAGGTGGTGAAGAATCCTCTACCGCAGTGATTGTGTACGGTCCTGATGGGAAGGCGTATGGTAGTCCTGCGCAAGCTAAAGCCGCTGGCGTAAGCAATCCCACTATGTCGCCTCCTGCTGGAGTTCCAATTTCCTATCCTGGGCGGCAACCTTACACGTCTGCACCAATGCCCTATATCCCAACGCCATCATCTGGTGGGCGTAATCGTTACGCTGAGATCATGTCTCAATTTGGACAGTCGCAGCCGTTTTCGTTCTTTGGTATGCCATCAGGTGGATTCAACCCTTATGCATCCGATTACACCGGAGGGTTCACGCCGTACCAGCGTACCTTTACGCCGCAGCCTATCGTGAATCCAGTTGAGCCTACAGTGCCAATGGTTGGAGGTGGTCGAGGTGGCGCTGATAGAGAAGGTCCAAGCGCGTTTTCTCAGATGACGCCAGCAGAACGCGCCGCCTATTACGCTGCAAACCCGACTGAGGGGAAGATTGCGTTAGGATTTCAAGACCTATTGGGTAACGCCACACTGATGGGGCAAATTGGGAAATACTTTGGCGCAGATGGCTTCTATGACTCCAGGCTGGAGAAACTTGGCCTTGACCCAGAGTCATTTGCTTATGGCCCACCAGACCCAAATTTCAGCAGCCAAGCTGCCGCAGCAGCGCGCAATGAGGCTTTGCAAGCTGCCATAACAGCAGCCAATGCAGACACTGGTCTTGTTGCTAACCCTATGAGTCTTGACCCATCACAGAGGGTAGTTTCTACTCCAGTTGTCACTGCGCCACCCGTTGTGGCTCCAGCACCAGCTCCTGCACCAGTGCCAACGATAACTGCTAGAGAAATCTATCGCGGTGAAGAAAATGACCCTGTTGGTTATACGAAAGAAAGAATAGGCAAAGATGACTATAGATATACGCGGCCAGTGACCGTTAATGTTGCGGATTTTACCGACAGCGAAGGAAATTTCGACTTTAGCGCACTCCAAAGAGCAGGGCTTTCCATATCAGGTATTGGCGGTGGACAGGGCAGTTCTGGAGGCGGTTACACCGTCGGTGGGTACGCACCTGGTTCGCAAGCGGCAGCAGCAGCGGCATCTGGGACAGTCGGTGGATACGGACCTGGTACACCAGGATTCAATAGTGGTGGCGCTGGCCTATACAAAGGCGGCTACGTCTCCATGCAGCACTTGGGAGGACCAGACCCAGAGGGTCCAGATGACGGCTACGCTGCGCTCAAGGATGGCGAGTACGTCATCAACGACAAGGCGGTCAAGAAGTACGGTATTGAGTTGATGAATGCCATTAACTCGGGCAAGATTTCAAAGGGCAAGCTGCGCGGCTTGCTCGAAATGTAAGGAGAAACGATATGTCTAAAGGCGGCGGCAGCACAACTAGCACCACAGCAATTGACCCTGATCTGAAGGCGGCTTATCTAGCAAACATCGGCCAGGCTCAAAGCGTAGCGGGTGCATTGCCGGTACGGCAATTTGCCGGTTTCAATCCTCTGTACACGGCTGGTGAGGAGATGGTCACGAATGAGGCGCTGAACCCGTTCACTGGAGAGTCCATCCAGCAGTTCATGAACCCCTACGAAAACGAGGTGGTGCAGCGTGCATTGGCTGATGTCGGTGGCTCTTTGGAGACCCAGCGTCTCAAGGACCGGCAGGCGGCTACCGCTGCACGCGCTTTCGGTGGATCTCGCCAAGGTGTGCAGGAGTCACTCACAAATGCTGCGGCCATCAAGCAGGCGGCTGATACCGCAGCGCAATTGCGTTTTGGCGGTTACGGCCAGGCGGCTCAGTTGGCGCAGTACGCCAAGGGCGCGAACATCTCAGGCGGTCAGGCAGTTATGGGCCTGGGCGGTGCGCGTCAGCAGTTGGAGCAGGCTCAGTTGGATGCCCTGCGCAACATTGGCGTGGAGAAGCTGGGTATT